CCGCACTGACCCGGACCTGCCCGACGTCGACCCGGCGACCGGCGACGAACGTGAGACCACTGATGGCAAAGCGCGGTGAGACCACCGGTCAGCAATCCCTCACCGCCAAGGGCAAGTACCGCGGTTCGCACGAACGCGCTGCGTCCGCGGATCTCGTCGAGCTTCGCCAACTCGGCTCGCTGCCACCCGGCACAGCCTCGATCCAAGCCGGCTACCGATCGCTCGGCCGAGCAATGGACCAAGCCGAAGCCGAAGGCAACTCCGGTCGGCTCGGCTGGCTGGCCACGCAACAGCTCCGGTTGAGGCAAGAACTTGGCATCTCGCGCCCGCAAGCCTCCGGCGACAACATCGGCGAAGCCCTCGCCGCCATGTCTGCCGCAATACTCGACACCGCGTAACCCCGAACGCCGAACCCGCGGGCCGCTGGTCGCCGGCTGGCACCAGGCGCTCACCGGGTTCCCGATGTCACCGTGGCAACGCCAAGTGTGGGACGTGATCGGCGAGATCGACGACGACGGACACCGCTGCTACGACACAGCGATCACCGTGGTCCCTCGCCAGGCCGGCAAGACGTGGGGCATCGAGGCGCACAACACCGACCGGGCCCACGCCAAAGGTGACAACGTCGGTGTCTACGCCGCACAGAACCGGCTGATGGCCCGCACCAAGATCATCGACGACTATCAAGCCAAACGCCTGGCGCGCTGCCCGCTCACCGCCGGCCGGTACAAACCGGTGCTCTCCAACGGTCGAGAGGCGATCGAGTGGGGCAACGGATCGAAGTTGGCGATCATCTCCAACACCGCCGACGCCGGCCACGGTTGGGCCGAAGTCGACGACGTCGAGATCGATGAAGCGTTCGCCCATACCGACCTCACCGTGATCACCGCGATGGGCCCGACGATGCTGGCATCCAAAGACCCGCAACTGATCGTCGCGTCCGCGGTCGGTGACGGCACCGACGGTCTGCTGTTGCACTTCGAAGAAGTCGGCGTGTTCTCGGTGAAAGATCCGACGTCGCGTGTGGCATTCTTCAAATGGGCCGCACCCGACGGTGTCGACCACCGTGACCCGGCGGTGTGGGCCCGCTATCACCCTGGCATCGGCACATCGACATCGATCGAGGCGATCCGACGTCTGCTGCAACAATCGGATCAAGCGACGTTCGAACGCACGATCTTGAACCGGCGACCGACGTTCGGTCAATCACGAGTGATCGACGAGGCGACCTGGGCCCGGCAATGTGACGACAATCAGCTGATCGACTTGGAACCGCCGTACGTGTTGGCGTTCGACGTGCACCACGACCGGGTGAGCGCAGCAATCGCCGTGTGCGGTACACGCCCCACCGGTGGGCTCGGCGTGATCATCGATCACAAACCCGGGGTGTCGTGGTTGACACCAGAGATCCACCGGCTACGTGGCCAACGGTCACTTGCCGCGGTGTGGGCCGACAGGCGTGCCGGCGCCGGCGTGACGATCAACCGGTTGACCACCTCCGGGTGTTGGGTCGATGAGATCCAACCGATCGATTTCACCACGAGTTGCGGGACGTTCTGCGACCTCCTCGACGACGGCGACCTGTTCCACGCCGGGCAACCCGTGTTCGACACAGCGGTTGCCGGCGCGACGACTCGTCCGCTCGGCGAGTCGAAAGCATGGGACCGGCTGCGTTCCAAGGCCGATGTGACCCCGTTGTGCGCCGCGACGCTCGCCGTGTGGGCTCATCAACACCATTTTCCACGAATTCGCCGTTAGAGGGCCCTGTAGGCCGTTCTGCCGTTTCCCGGCCACTGTCACCCATCCCGACCGGTTTGAGGCTGCGACAGCGAACAGTGGCCAGGGATCTGTCAGCGTTGCCGGCGAGAGTTGTCCCGGATAAACCGCTCGACGGTCGCGGCGCGGTAACGAGGCGACCGATACCCAACCCATGTGTCCGGTTGAAGCCGGCCATCGAAACGCATCTCGCGGACAGTGCGAGTCGACACCGCCAACCGTTCGGCGACCGTGCGTGAGTCGAGCATTGCGGAAGGATCGGGCGCGATGCGGCGCGATGCGGTCACACACCGATTGTAGCAATCCGACGATCGTGTGTTCGTGCGCTTGTTCCGTCGTCGACCAGTAGAGATCGTTGCTCCCGGTCGCCGAGCGTTCCCCGTCGACGCACAGCTCGCCGCGTTGCAGGCTGCGCGGAATTCGTCCGGTCCGATCAGTGTCGATCAGCTCCCGATCGTGCAAGGGCTCGTGCAGCTACATGCCGACATCATCGCCCAGTTCCCGCTGTACGCCGCAGACCGTGCGACCGGTCGCCGGGTCGTGAACACACCGACGATCCTCGATCAACCCGACCCGAGCGAAGATGCCGGCGACACGAAACACGCCATCGTGCAGTCGTTGTGGTTCACCGGCAACGCTTACGGGCTGTTCACCGGTGAGGCGATGCGTGTCCAGAACCCGAGCAGGGTCACTCTCGCCCCGACCCTCGACCCGTACGACGACCGGCGTGTTGACGGCTGGCATGTCGCCGGCGTTTTCATACCGGCCAAGTTCGTGGCGCACTTCAAAATCAACGACGATCCACGTACCGGGCCACTCGGCCGCTCACCGCTCGCCCACTGCTGGCAAGCAGTCGAAAACTATGCGTGGGCCTACCGGTATCTCGCCGACTACTTCCGTGCCGGTGGCAACCCGTCGATCATCCTGAAGTCACGCACCGCCCAAGATCCAACCCAAGCCGACGAGCTGTGGACGAATTGGGTGCTCGCCCGCCAAGCCGGTCGGCCGGCGGTCGTGCCTTATGACGTCGACGTCGCCGCGGCACCGGTCGCCGGCGATATCGGCGATGTCGTCCACGTTCTCGACTTCGCTGCCGCCGAGATCTGTCGTGCGGTCAACGTTCCTCCGTCGCTCGGCAACGCCTTGGTGTCGTCGAGCTTGACGTACTCGACGACGCTCGACGAGCTGCGCCGCTGGCTCGCGCTCAGCCTCGGCCCGACCTGGCTGGCCCGGATCGAACGTGGGTTCACAGCGTTGATCGATCCGCGGCTCCGGGCCCGGTTCGACGTGAGTGAGTTGCCACGCCTCGACGTGTTCGGCACACAACCCGCATCGGCCGATGTGACGACAAACCCTGTCCCGCCGCAACTGAAGGTGGTCGCCTGATGACTGCACACCGATCGATCGGCGACGCCGTCGCGATCACACCGCACAGCGACGGCCGCACCGTCGAAGTCCGTCTCGCACATTGGATGAATCCGGCCAAGGTCAGCGACGGGCGCGTCACGTTCACCGAACAGTTCGCTTCGAACTCGATCACCGTGATCCCTGACGCACCGGTGTACCGCGAACGGCCACGCACCGGTAACCCGCACCTCGACCAACCCATGCTCGTCGGCCGAATCGAGGGGTACCGTTCGGCACCCGACGGCTGCTACGCAACCGTGCGGATCGCCGACTCAGTCGACGGCCGAGATCTGCTTGCGCTCGTCGACGAGAAAGTGATCCGACACGTCTCGATCGAGTTCGACTCCCCCGCGCTCGCCACAGCCGGCCGAGCCACCGGGGTAGTCACCCACACACAAGCGATCGTCGCCGGACTGTTGTTCACCCAAAACCCGCAAGTCCCCGGGGCCGACGTCGTCGGCCGCCGCGCCAATCAAGGAGATCCCGCCATGCCCGACACCGACACCACCACCCCCACCATCGACCCCGTCCCCGCACCTGCTGCTGCTGCTGCTGCGCCGGCGCCCGTCACCGACCCGAACCCTGCTGCTCCGGGGTTACGGGCGGTGCCGGGCGTCGGCTCGCTCGGCAACCTGCCGGCCGATGCCGCCAACCAGCTCCCGGCCGGGTTCCGCGCCGAGATCCGCGCCTGCGACGCCGCAGCATCCCGGTTCGGTTCGTTCGGCGAGTTCGCCCATGCCGCATCGATCGGTCGTTCCCGGATCTCCACCGAGGAATCCGACCTCGTCTACCGCGCCCTTGCGCAAGCGTCGACGGCCGACACCACCGGCTTGATTCAGACGCAATGGATCTTCGATGTGATCGATCTTGTCCGCAAGTACACCCCGATCATCGAAGCGTTCGACCAGGCCCCGCTGCCTGAGAAGGGGTTGACGGTCGCTCGCCCGAAAGTCACCCAACGCCCAACGACCGCCAAGCAGGCAGCGCAAGGCGCTGCGTTGTCGTCGCAGAAGGTGATCATCGCACCGGTGAACTACTCCGTCGACCCCTATGGTGGCGGGCAGGAGATGTCGTTGTCGACGATGCAACGCACCGAACCGGCGTATCTCGATCAGGTGTTGCGGCTCTACGGCGTCGAGGCAGCCCGCAACTTGGAAACCGCAGTCGGCGCGGCGCTGGTCACCGCCTCGACCGCTGTCAACGCATCGATCGAGATGGCCAACACCGCGGCGGATATTCAGATCGCTTTCACCGCGGCGTGCGTTCCGTTCCTCAACAACCTCGATCGCCTGCCGGAGTTCGCGTTGATCAACGTGCCGTTGTGGCAACGCATGGTCAACGCCGTCGACAGTCAGGGGCGCGCGTTGTATCCGACGTTGTCGCCGTTCAACCCGTCGGGCACCATCGCGATGACGACACCAGAGGGTCAGATCCGAGATCTCCGGTTCCGGGTCGCACCGAAGCTCGGTGTTGCCGCCGGGCCCGGTGGTCGTGCGATCGTCGGTGTACCTGAGGCATGGGTGTCGATGCTCGGCGGACTGCAGACGTTGCAGGCCGATGTCCCGGAAACGTTGATCCACCAGATGTCGGTGTTCCAATTCGCCAGTTTCGGTGTCACCGACGCTGCCGGGCTGCAACTGATCACCGACGCCGTCTGATCCGATGCCGCTGCCAACCGCAGCGACCGTGGCGACACGGTGCGCGCTCCCGACCAACGACGCCCGGATTGCGCCGGCGTTACTCGCAGGGCTGTCGTGGGCGCGCACCGAACTGTGTCGTACAGCCGTAGACCCGTTGACCGATCTCAACGACGCCGGCAACAACGCCATCGCCGGCTATTGCGCCGATCTGCTCTCCGTCGAGTCGTACGCGCAACAACTCGTCTCCGGTACCTTGGATCGCCAAGTCGCCCACGACATCGGGTTGCGTCACGTCGCCCAACTCTGCCCGGGCAATAAGCATGCGTGGGCGATCGCATGAACCACGCGCGCCACCGTCTCGCGTTGATCGATCACCTCGACCGCGAAACCAGCCCGCTTCCGGTGCACGACACCCACCAACCCGCCACCCTCGTCGCACCAGCGATCGTCGTCACATGGGCAGGGTCGAGCCTGAACCGCGACGCCGGTTGGACACACCGGTACACCGTCACTTTGATCGCCGGCCCGATGACACCGACAGATCTCGACACGCACACCGGACGCCTGGCGGTCGCTCTGGCCGTGTGGGCCCCGACGACCAGCGCAGCCACCGCCGGCACACCGAACCTCGCCCCAGGCACGGTCGATGTCACCGACCCGGTCACTGGCTTGGTCGTGCAACTCGACACCGTCACCGCGTCGATCACCGTCATCGAACCATCCACCGCATAAGGAGACACAGCCATGGCCACCGCAAGATCAATCATCAACCCGAAGAACGTCGGCTCGATCAAGTTCGCCGCCACCCAAGCCACGCTCGCCGCCGGCACCGAGCAAGGATTCCAAATCATCGACGTCGCGCTCATCCCCAAGGCGAACTTTGCGAGCGCACCAGGCACCTACGGTGCGCCGCCCGCCGACGTCCCCGGTGCCTCGAGCTACTCGCTCAAAGTCACCTACCTGCAGGACTGGGGGCTCGACGCCAACAGCCTGAGCGAATACCTGTTCACCAACGACGGCAACGAGGTGTGGTTCCGGTTCGACCCGGCCACCGTCAACGTCAAAGGGATGGAAGGCAAGTGCTACATCGTTGGTGGAGCTCACGGCGGCAAAGCCGGCGACAACTGGCAAGACACCGTCACCCTGCCGTGCTCGGTGAAGCCGACTCTTCTCGCCGCAACCTGAGTTCGTCGTCACAATGACCGACGTTGCCCGTCTCGCTGTGCGGCTCCGTCGCGTCTCCAACGCGCTCACACTGACCCCGACCACCACCGCCGTGATCCGCCGCGTCGTCATCGACCCAACGGTGCGAGATCTGACCGATCTCGCTGTCAAGGTGTTCGGTGCCGACCGGCGCCCGTGGCCGACAGCCGATCAAGCCAACGTCACCGGCCGTACTGAACCAGCCGGTAGCCACGGGTTCGCCGTCGTGTTCCTGCTGACGTCGCGCCGAGTGCGCACGCCGCCACAAGATCGCCGCCCGCAACCCTCGTGGCGATCTGCGCATCGCCGGCGGACATCCACTCAAGGGCCCGGTCACACATCCCGGTACCTCCGGCAAACAAGCCATCGACCGGGCCCGCAAGACGATCGCCGACAACCACCACCAACGCCTCGACCGGGCCGTGACCGAGATCCTCACCGGAGCGTTCCATGGCTGACGACATCCGCACATCGATCGAAATCGACACATCCACCGCGCAACGCAACGTCGACGACCTCGCCGCCAAAACAGAGAACCTCGACACCAAGATCGCCGCCGTCGATGGCACCAAGGTCGACGTACCGATTGACGCACCCGGCGCGGTCGACACCGCCGCACAGCTCGACAACGTTGACCAGGCCGCCCGTCGCGCCGGCAGCGGTGCACGAGTCGGCACTCAAGCCGTCTCCGACCTGACCGGTCCGCTCGGCGACGCCAGCAGCAACGCCAGCGAGATGGGCCAAGCGGTTGAAGGGCTCGGCCAGTTCGTCGAGGCGGCAGCGGGCAAGATGGGATTGAGCGAGGAAGCCGCTGCCGGACTGTCGGCCGGGTTGGGTGTCGCGGCGATCGCGGTCGCTGCCGGCGCGGCGCTGTGGTCACTGTGGAAAGAGAAAAGTGAGGAAGCCCGCCGCGCCGCCGAAAAGATGGCTGACGTTCAACGAGATCTCGCTGACGGCAAGTTCGCCGAGGCGGCATCGAAACTTGTCGAGCAGTACGGCGATCTGTTCGAATCGGCCAACACAGCCGGTATCGGCTCCGCCACGCTCACCCGCGCTCTGCTCGGCAACAAGACCGCGGCCGACGACGTCGCCACCGCACTGCAATCGGATCGTGGCGAGTTCATCGGAGTAGCGACTCAAGCCGAAGTGTTGGCCGGCAAGATCGATGACGCCGGTTCAGCGTTCCGTTCCGCTGGCGAAAAGATCGATGTGACGAAGAACCGCACCGACGAGATCGAACGCGTGTTGCGCGATGCCGGCGGTGCCGCCGATGATACGGCCACGTCGGTCGGCAACCTGAAAGACAAGTTCGATCAGCTCAACGGGTCGATCGATGTGAAACAAACCGCGCTCGACGTCGCCGATGCTTTCGACGCCGTCGTACAAAAGGCGCGTGAGGCCGCGACCGCAGCCGAGACCGGTGGCGCGGACACCGTCACCGCCAACCGCGCCTCGGAACGCTCCGTGCTCGACCTCAAGCAGAAGGTGATTGATTACGCCGAACAGGTCGGCAACCTGCCAGCGGACAAGGTGACGAACATCTTGACGTTGCTCGACCAAGGCGACCTCGAACGAGCCCAGGCTGCGATCGCCGACCTGACCAAGACCGCGACCAAGATCATCAACGTTCAAGTGCAACAAGAAACCGACCGTGAGACTCGACGCGCCGCCAACGTGTCGTCACAACCGCTGATCGTCAACAACTTCCCACCCTCGATCACACCCCTGAGTGTCGAACGGGCACAGCAACGCACCGCCCAAATACAGGGTCCGTTCTGATGCCGTACACCCAATCTCAACTGGCATCGTTGTGCGGACAGGTCGCCAACCAGGGCACCGCCCAATATCAGGGAGTCAAACTGACCCCGCCGAACTACGCGCTCGGCGACTACCGGCTGATCGTGCAAGTCTGCAAGACACCGGCGGGCGGCTCATGGGTCGATATCAGCGACAAGATCCATTCGATCGACTGGCTCGACGGCGACATCTCCGGCGCGGTGTCCCGAGCACCGATCCAACAGATGATTGTCGTCACAAAGGATCTTTCGACGGTGTTGGGTGACTTCGTCGACCCGACCAACGCCGGCGCGCAAACCGGGATGTTGATCCGTTGGATGATCTCACCCGCCGGCGGTTTCGGTCGACGGATGTACACGATGATCATCGAATCGATCGACGAGATCATTCAGGCTCGAGTGCGCGCCTGGCGGCTCTCGGCGTTCGGGACACTGATCTACTTCGCTGGGCTCAACAACGTTCGATTGATCGGCAACCTCGGCCCCGGGACAGCGCCAACCACCGTCGGCGAAACCCTGCAATCGCTCGCCGATCAGATCCAAGCAGACTCGTGGGGTGCGTTCGCTGCAGTGACCCGGCAACCGTGGCCGTTCGCTGGGGACGCCTTGCTACCGGTCAACAACGACCCGTTGAACCCGGCGAACGGGATGCCGTTCGAGTGCGATGTGAATCTCTCAGGCCGGCCACCGACTGACGCGCAACACAATGCACTCGGTCTGTTGCACCAGCTCGCCGACTCGGCCGGGCAATCAGTGCTCAACCTGAACAACGGCGGTATCGCGTTCCGACCGTGGGGTTGGAACCTGATCCTTGGCGCGGTGCTCAACTTCAGTGACGAACCCACCGCGACAGTGCCAGGGCATCCACCGATCGCCGGTACGATCACCGCCCGCCCGAAATGGCTGCGCTCCCAATCGTCGACCGCCGCTGACATCTGGATCGACCCGCCCGGCGGGTTCGCCGGCGACACGGTCACAGCCGTCGTCGACGCCGGGAACGAATCACGATGGGCGACACGTTCCGACGTCCGCGGGTTCCCCAAGACCGACCTCGTCGGTAAAGGCCTGTTCATACTCGGCATCGACAACTATCAGGTGCTGATCAACTCTGCCGTGGCCAACATCGCCAAAGAACTCCGCCTTGACGAACTCGAAGTTGACAGCGCGCTGGATCCACTCGCCTGGTCCGCTCTCGGCTGCAACCCGGCAGCGTCACTTCCCGCATACCACACATCGGCGTTGACGTTCGAACGCCGCCGCCCGGACGCACCGTGGCTGCAGGTCGCATGTCGCACCCTCGCCGTGGCCGGGCACATCTCGTTCGCCACCGGCATCGCCCAACTCAAGATGACCCTGTTCACCCGGATCGGATGACCATGACCAACCCACGCCTTGACGGCCACGACACCTACCACGGCAACGTGTGGTACGACACTGTCGCGGCGTGCGCACACGATCTCGTGATCATCAAAGCGACCCAAGGCATCGGCGTCAAAGATGAGACGTTCCCGATCCGCTGGCAGGCGATCCGAGATCACAGCGTCACCTACCGAGTCGCCTACTGGTGGCCGCAACCGAACTTTGCGCTCGATCGACAGTTCGCACTGTTCGCCCAACGCGTCGAAGACAACGGCGGTCTACGCCCCGGTGAGTCGATCATGGCCGACGTCGAACACACCGAACACTTGGCCGACGCCGGTTACCTCACCCGGGCGCAGGTCGAGGAAGCGTTGACGTTGATGGAAGCCACCTACCCTGACCGAGGGATGATCTATTGCAACCGCTCCGGGTTCGGCGGGTTCGAAGCGTGGCGTGCCGCCAACCCGTTGTACCCGCTCGTGTATGCCCACTGGCCGACGTTCGATCCGGTGTCGTTGGGTAGAGCATGGGATGCCGTCGCCAGATACAACGCGACGATCTGGCAGTTCACCAACGGTGCCGTGACACCGAACATCGTGGCGGGCATCGCCGGCCGGGTCGATGGCGACATGATCATCAATCACCAAGTTCTCGACCGGATCACCCGGCGGACCACCAGCACACCAACGGAGGAACCAGACATGCAAGTGATCACCAACGAAGCCGCGATGCTGTTGCCCGGCGAACCGGGCCCGAACGTCGATTCGAGTTGGCCGGCCGGCTACGTGAAATGGATGATGATGCCCGACGGCACCCGACGCCACATCGCCCCTGCCGAACACGAAGCTCTCGGTCAGCCCGCCGGCCGGCCGGTGTCGAACGACACGCTCGAAGCGATCCCGCTGTGGAGCACTGGCGTTGCCGGATCGCTGTCGATCTCCGGCACGATCAGCGGTACCGGGTTCATCCGATGAGGTTGATAGCCATGACGTTCGACGTCGGCCCGAACGTGGTCCTCGTCGTCTCGGCGATCATCGACGCCGTCGTACTCGTCTACGTCGGCAAGACCCGCCGCGAGATGCGCCCCAACGGTGGCAGCTCGCTACGCGACGCCGTCGACCGGATCGAGCAACACGCCAAAGTCGCTGCCGCCGCCGCGCAAGCCGACGCAGCGGCACCCGACCCGTACACCGCGGTGGACATCCGCGACCGACCGATAGGAACACCCTGATGGCCATCTTCAAAGACAAGCCCGCACCGCCGCCCGTCGACGAGCTCCCCGCGATCGCAGATGTGACGACAAACGTTGTCGTCGACACGGTCGATCCGGCGTTGCAACAGCAACAGAACCCGGACTACGAACCACCGGCAGGCATGCGCTTGAACCCGGTCACGAACGAGTTGGAACCGATCAAGGCGTGGGCGTTCGACACACCCGCCGGCGACGTCGAAATCGGCTGACAACCGAAGTAAGCAATTCGCGCCAACACCAGGTCAGCGCACACCGATCGGGATGCCCTCGACGACGTCGAAAAGCTCGTCAACGTCGAGCGCGGTGTACATCGCTGTCGTTGCCGGCGACGCATGCCCCAACAGCTGCTGAACCTTGCGCAGGTTCCCACAGCTCCGCAGGGCATGCGTGCCGGCGTAATGACGCAACTGGTGCGCCGTCGCCGAGATCCCTACCGACCGCAGATGAGCGTTGATCCGCTGCGACGTCCGCAAACCGGGGTGACCGGCAACCGAGCTTTGCCACCCATCGAGCACCCACACCGCTGTTCGGGGCAGTTCGTCCAACGCCTCGACGGTCGCTGCCCGCAGCGGCACCATCCGCTCACGTGACCCCTTGCCGAGCACACGGGCCCGAGCATCATGGACGTCATCCCACCGCAGCCGGGCGATCTCACAGCACCGCAACCCGCCACCCGCGGCGAGATGTAACGCCACCCGCATCGCCGGCGCCGACGCTGTGAGGAATGCCAACGCCAGATCGGTCTCGTGGATCGGTCGAGGCAGCCGCGGCCGCAACCTTGGCCGTTCCACCAACACCGTCGGATCAGTCGCCGTCAACCGTTGTTTGATCGCCCACACATAGAACGCATGCAAGTGCGACACCGCCGCGTACCGGCTGGACGCTGCGCGCTCGACCGTATCGAGCCACCGTTCCACATCGACATCGGTCGCGGCGAACACCTCGAGGTCATGCTCCGCGCACCATCGAACCCACGCCGCCAACAGGTATCGCCGCGCCACAACGGTCCCCTCCGACAACTCCCGCCGACGCATCCACACCACGAAATCGTTGACCATCCTCTGCTCCTTCTTGACAGGTATGGCATAGTACGAAACCGTGAACCAATCCACTGATCACCTCGTCAAACCTGACGACATCTTGACGCTTCGACAAGTCGCCAAGCTGTTGCAGGTCCACCCTCGCACCGTGCATCGATACATCGTCGCCGGATTGCCAGCTCACCAGCCCGGCGCTGGCTTGCGCGCTCCATACCGGTTCGAACGAGCCGAGGTGTTGGACTGGCTCAGAAGTAGATGCTCCGATCGGATCGCGTCATGACCGTGAGTCACCTCGTCGAAGAAATACGAACGAGCAACGAATCCATCATCAAAATTTTTCGGATGAATCCCGCCGACCCGGAGCTTGTCGAGATCGCATGGAAGAACTGGCAGGACCTCGGCCTTGCCCTCGACCTCGCCCTCGACCTCGCCGTCCACCTCGCCGCCCTCGACCTCGACCTCGCCCTCGCCCTCGCCCTCGACCTCGCCCTCGCCCTCGACGCCCTCGACCTCGACCTCGCCCTCGACCTCGACCTCGCCCTCGCCCTCGCCCTC